TAGTGATGTCACCATACTGCAACATCTTTACGTTTGTGCCATCATGTAGAAGACTGAACTCAGACATGAAGTAGTTATTCTGACTATCCTGAAGTTGTACCAGAAGTTTTGCTGATCTTTCAGATGTTGGAATTGTAAGGAGCGTAGTTTCCGTGGTAACAGGTACAGATACAGAAGATGATGCAATAGACACCAAATTACCAATTGCAGTAGATCCGATACCAGTTACGTTATCAAGACCACTGAATTGGAAAGTTGATACATCGTAGTTGTTGAATACGGAGAGGTTAGGTGTGAATGTAAGTCCCCACTCACTAGTTCCAATGCTTGTGTGGCCAAAGAAACCAATTGGCATTGCTGTATCCAATGTGGAATATTGACTTACATATCCATTATTTTTATCTTGAAGAACGGAAACAATAGCAGACTGTTTCCTATTTCTGAGTTCCTTATCTTGTACCAGAGTAAAGATCTTGTTATATGTGAATGAATCATCATAGGTAGTAACAACAGAGAAACTAGTGGATCTAGGATTACTGTTGAAAGAAGAGCTAAAGTCGTCAATTCTCAGAACCCTGTTTCCTCTTGACTCAAAATAATCTAGAAGAATTTTATTTTCAAATACTACTTCATCTGAAATAACTTTATTTTTACCAATATCAATAGTTCTCTCAGAAGCAAAATCGAAGTCTGGGAAACAATTAAGTTTTTCTTCACCAATAAGATCAATAACAGTCGAAATTTCTGAACCGACCGTCGATACAATACCAACAGCGGAATTATCAATTAAAAGATCAGCAAATTTTTTAAATCCTGCTGTATGATTAAGGGAACTTACTGGATCATTCCATGTGTCAAAATCAACTCTAGATTTAAGTGAATATGAGAAGTTTTGATAATATTCATTATTAGGAAGAACCTGAAGATTGTCATTCATGAATCCCGAATTTGTCTGCCACCCAGAAGTGAATGTGGCACCAACACCAAGTTTGATTGTAGAGTTAAAATCAATTGTAGAAGTGATACGAGCCTGAGTACCAGTTGTTTCGGATCTTAATATAGATCCAACATTAAAATCGTCCTCAGAGGTTACAAACAAGAAACCACTTACACTATCAAATCTCTCTACAATTCCAACTCCACCTGGATTTGTAACTTTTTCACCCGCCACAAAGTCTTTTGTTGCAATTTTGGGATCAAAGGTAGGAAAGAATGTCTTTGGAGTAACTGAACCAGCAACGAGATTTGTGGTGGTTCCGGGGAATTCACCAGCAGTAAGATTGTTGGTAAGGTCATATTCAATGTATGAACCTGATCCTCCCAAATTACTGTCAAGACCTGTTACTTCAAATAACTGATAATTGTAATCTTCAGAGTTGTAACCCTTACCTGCTGTTCCAAAACCAACAGCAATGTTTTCTACAAGAACAAATTCACCGACCTTGAATGGCCAGTCCTTTGCATCACTAAAGATATTAGAGAAAGAAAGGCGAACAATTTTACTGGTTGAGTTGTATGTAACAGAACTAATACTAAATCCATTAGTATTATTGACCGGGATTATTGTAGGTGGTACATTAAACAGAGATGTAGTGTTTTGAATGATCTCTACACTGCTATCATTCAATTCATAATTTAGAAGAACATCGGTAATTACCTGATCGGTAAATCCATCAAGAATAACAAGATCCGGTGCCTGACTATAATTTACACCACCCGAAGAAATTCCGATAGATTCAAAACTTCCTAGTGATTCGAGTTCTAATACAAGAGGTAAGTTTCCTGCAGCGTTAAGTGTTTTATCAGATGGGTAACCAAAACCAATATTATTAATTTTAGTTGAAATAATATTACCGATCGAAGTGCTATTTGGTTTTAGAAGAGCACCTGATCCTTTCGCACTAGAAACAAAGGAGAATCCAGGTAATGACTTATAACCGATACCCTTATTGTCAGATGATACTCTACTAATTGGACCTACGGCAGTTAATGATGCAGTATCGTATTGTATGTTAGAATTAGTTGATCCATACGATACGATTGTATCATAATCAAATGAAATATTGTAGTCAAAGGTAAGTGATGATACACCAACGACGTTATGAATTCCGTCAAATTTATTTGGAACCAAGTTAATGGTATTACTATTAGGAACTGTAGTGTCCTCCAAGATTTCTTTTTGGACAGCTGGAAGAACATCCAAATTGTCTGGTTCAAATCCATAGAAAAGAACCGAAGGTATGTTATCACTAACAGCAAGTGTTAAAGATGCAGAGGTATCAACACCAATAACACCAGTTCTTACTACTTCAAATATTCTGTTGGTTTTAGTGGTCCAGAACTGATTAATTTTTTGTTCGTCCGCATACAGATACATTTCAAAAGCAGCTGCTGGGACACCAGCATTTGTGAATGACAGAGAAGAATCCGATAGGTCAAACTTGATGTTTTGATTTTTTTGTATTTCTACTTCTGGATTAATACGTGACAACGTTGCAGTGTTTGCACTACCTACATTAACAAATGTTGGATTTTCACTCAAAAGTTCATTCGCATTACGTACCAGTTTAATTACATTATTCTTGAGATTATACACAAAATACATATCAGAAGATGTCATGTTGTCAGATGGATTATCCGACGTGTAAATGACTTTATCACCAGTGTTATACTTATTGGTAGGAACAGTGAATGTATTGGAATTAGTGTTAATACCAGTTGCTTCTACAACATCGGGATCAAATACTATTCTTCTATTATAGTTGTCATACTTTACTTTGATTGTGGTGGTTGTGGTTGGATTTACGTCAACAGTAACTCTGTCACCACGAAGCATTCCGTGAGTCTGTGCTGTAGATACGGTTACAATATTCTGTGATACTCTACCCTTCAACACACTAGATATATCAGTATTAAAGCTATGATAACTTCCTATACCTGCACTAGTGAAATATAATAATCCACCGGCATTTGAATCAATACCAACAAACACACCATTAGAATTAACACCAACTCTTTGTGTTGCAATTCCGATTACATCATCCGAAAGTGGTACTGCAAATACATTTCTTGTCGCTGTAAGATCATATTTTTGTGTACCTTCTACACCACTCCAAACTTGAATAGAAGATCCACCACTGTTGGTGAAATACTTCATTGGAGTGTTGAGCTCTAATTTATGATTAGGAATTAGAATCTGTTGTTGACCCAGATTCAACATGGTCACTCCAACTCCGGGATTGGAGAATGTGACTGTAGTAATGCCTGAGAACATTACTACTTGAGCGGAACCAAGACCTACAGATTCATTAGGTTTGAAGTAGAACTGTCTATTGATCTTAAATGATCTATTGGTAGTAATACCAGTGGATGTGAACCTAATCTTTCTAGGATCATCTCTAACAACTACACCAGCTGCATGTGGGAAACCAAGAGTTCCATCAACTCCTCTTAGAACTCTTATTCTTCCAGATTCTTCATCAACATTAAGAACTTGAAGTTTTTCTTTTTCAATTCTAAGAATATCGTTAGTTCTGATGACTTGCTCATCTAAAGAACCAGAAACGTAAATGTATGTCTGAATACCTGTGACAGATTGTGTCTGAATACCTACAGATACATACCATCTCTCACTTGATACTCCAACAGTATATGCTCCATCAAATCCCTTATAGTATTCGGAGAGATTATCAATAAAGACAGTATCTCTAGGAAGGAAGTTGTGAGGTGCAGATGTAAATCCAATAAAGTTATTTGGATTATTTCCACTTCCAAATTCTACGTTTTCAATAAAGGTAGTAGCAAGAGAAACATTATCAACGGTCTTACCTTTAATTTGAGAAACCTTATATCTGATATTTCTCCCACCAGTACCCTCTGAGTTGAATATAACCCTGTCATTCACTTTGTAATCAGTTCCGGGATCAAGAATATCCAAAGAATCTACTGAACCTGAAGTCGTTGCAGTAACATCAAGAGATTGATTTCTTACAAGATCTGAATTATAAACATAATCGTAACCAGCATTTCCGCCATTGGTGTAATAGAACTTGGTGCTTCTAAACCAAGAATCGCCTACAATATCATATTCATTTTGATTAGATGAAGATTTGAAGTTAAAGGGATTAGGAACTGAATGATATTCATCACCAATTACGTATGGGAATACTGGTCTCTTGAATTTATCGAAAGGACCAGTTGCATCAATATTGTCAGAGATGGTACAGAAATATGCATATATGCCATTAGGGAAATCTGGTGTTACACAGAACCTACCATTTGACTCATCAAGATCACCATCACCCGTAAAAATGTAATCATTAACAAAGAATCCATTCGGGAATGTTGAATAGGATGGTCTATTAAGTCCAGTAATAGCTAGTTTATAACCACTAACCATTCTACGAATATTCCCTGTGCCATCAATATTGTTGAATCCATATGGTCCGTAAATTGGATTACCATCATATGCCCAGCCCAAAATTGGTGAGTGGAAAAGACTATCTATTTCTTCATTATTATTATTCAAAGTAATATCAAAGAATCCATATCTAATATTATTTTTTCCAAAACCACTCAAAGCATTTGTATTTTGCCTGAGTGGTCTCTGTGCATACAAAGAACTGAATTGGAGAGATTTATTATCAATATTATCTGCGATTGTGCAATCATCACCAAGAAGATTGTCAAATTTCTTCTCAAAAAGATTTACATTCCAGGGTTTGATATTAGCATTGATTCTTGCACCTAGACCCGCAGACTTAACGTTGATTGTCACCTTACCCGATTCATAACCAGCCCCACCCTTTCTAACAATAACGTTTGAAATTTTACCGTCATTTACTTGTGCAATAAGAACTGCAAAACTACCAGTATCACTAATGACCTCAAGTGTGGGAGGTGCATTAAAACCGGTTCCACCCTGATTTACGATAACTTCCGATATTTGACCATTATTAATAATTGGTGTTAATACTGCATTGATACCGGAATTTAAAGTAATTTCAGGTTGTCTTTGGAAATCGATAATTTCGGAAGATCCATAACCAACACCACCAGAGGTAACATCGACTGATTGAATACTACCTCTAAAAATAGGTTGTACTTCTGCTGCATATAGTAAAATATTACCAATAAATGGATCATCACTAATCAACCAATTAGATTCACCAGCGATAGCAACAAAGTATGGATCTGTTATCTCTGCTTCAGTATCAGTCCATGCAAGTACATTGATTGGAGTTGTAATGTCTTCTTCAATTGGAGATTCAATGATATAAAGTTCTTGGAAGTTTGCAACAAAACTTTCATCAAATGCTGCAGCTGGACCTAAGACCTGAATGGTAATTGGGGGATAATTAAATGATCCCTTTCCTGCATTTCTGAAATCAACACAGATATTGTTATCTACAAAATATTCTCTTGGGACACCAACTCTTCCGACTTCTGCTAACTTAAAGGAATCCTCATTGACTTTAACAACATAATAATCTTTATTTTCTGAAAGACCTGAAACGGCAGGTGTGCCTTTTGTATATCTTACAATATCTTTGTGATTGTAACCATGATTGATAATCTCTACTCTATCAGAGGACGTATTAACACCTACTGATGGAATAGTTCTCTGCTTATTCTCATATCCCACACCAGGATTAGTTACAACAACAGATGATACTACCTGTTTGAGATTTTCGGCAACAAAAAACTGAACACCATTACCAAATCCAGTCAAACTGACCGTGTTGATACCGGCAAACGCATCAGTTCTTGAATTGTGAAGTTGAATAGAAGTTTGTGCGGTAACATTAACGTAATACTTACTGCCCGTTGTAAGACCAACAACAACTTTCGTACTTCTAGGTTCATATGTAATACCTTCACCATTTACATATTTGTGATCGGTCTTAAAATCAATTTCGTTTGTGGTAAGTTTTACATCATCAGGAGAATTGCCAATAAATGAATTCTCATGCTTGACTGACAGCATTCTAGGGGCTGCAGCTGCACCTGAACCATTACCTCCTGAGATACTGATGGTGGGAGGATTAATATATCCCATACCAGTATCAATAACTTCAAATCTTTCCAGAGCACCTAGAACATTAGTAATACCTGTTGCACCAGTTCCTACTTCATCCTTAACACTGAGAATAGGGGGATTAATGATGTCATAATCAGAACCACCTGCAGTGACAATCAGACTTTCAATGTTACCATAGTAAACATTATTTGATGACTTATAGTTAAGTAGTTCAACACCATTAATAAAGATACCCGTGTGACCGGATTCAGTCTTATATGTTTTATTTCTAACCACTGGTGTAGTAATTTGTCTGTAAAGACCTTGTGGTTCGATATTCTTTTTGTAACTCTCAAGAAGAGTAATTGACGCGTTTGTTACCGAGCCATTAAATGTGAGATAGGTACTTTTTGCTAGATCAGCTTTACTTCTGGCAAGTTTGATATCACTTGCATCAACTCTTTCAACAAAATACGTTGCAGAAGAGATTCCTTGGAAACCGTCACCATTTGATTCAAAATAAACAGTCTCACCTGTATAAAGACCGTGATCAGGAAGATTAGTAGGATTAGTCGGAAGTGTCAGTACATCAGTGCTCAACAGTGTCGCAGAGAATGTAATCTTATTGTCAATCGTATTTGTAGCGACTCCATCAAAATTAGGAATGGAATTGGATGCAACCAGAACATCACCATTAAATTTAGAGTAAGTATTCTGTGTATTGGCTATAAAGTTTGAGATATATGGATGTTTTGTTGAGTCTCCCTTTAGTATTTGATTTTCAATGAAAAACTCCCCACTCAAAGGAAGTTGTTGACTATATTGAATGGTTACATCACTAGCTGAAGATAAAGTTTTTACCTCACCTAGAATAGAAACAGTACTATCAAAATTCTCATATCTTACAGAATATCCTTCTTTGAGTAAACTATCTACTAAGAACTTGTGTTGATAGGTAAAGTTGTTCGCATCAACTACAATAGTTTCTGCAATCTTAAATTTTGATTTTACGTTAGTGAACCAATTATTAGCTTTTTTACCTTCAGATTCAAGACCCAGTGACTTAATCTGGATCGTGTCATCTTTTTTGAAATAATATGTTGATTGATCTTGCTTAAAATCTTTAAGTGTGGAGGTAAATCTGACTCTGATTTCTTCAGATGTAGAAATACCCACATATGCGAAGGAATATGAATCAAATTTTACATCAACTTTCTTAGGAAGTTCATCAACTACAGAAGTATTGAAGAATTGATTGGCAGTCTTTCCACTATAAGCAATACTTACTTCTTCGCCATCAACGTTATCAACAACAATATTACCAAATCCGGGGAAGTCAATGGTAGAGTCCACGTTAATAACCGTGGCACCTACACTTACAGGCTCAAGAAGTCTTGTTAATGGGTTTGGTTTGAACTCACCAAAGATAGATCCTGCTACGTCAGTGTCTCTTGAGAATCCACCATCAATACTTATCTGATAAAATTGAAACTTGTCATATGGAATAACCTGTACATTGGTGATAGAACCACGTGCCCCAGTCGCTTTTTGGAAGATGGTGAGGTTTTTTAATTGTAGTGGATCACCCTGAAGTGACTCAACAACAAAATCTTGGGTTACCTTGTAGTTTGCATTTGATGGTGTAAAAAGAAATTGTGAAGGTCTTATAATTTCTACATCTTCACCATACAATGCTCTGAACAAAATCTCGTATGACTGGTCTGTACCCTTTGAAGTATAGAAACTATCTGAGTTGTAAATAAAGTTTTTTGCATCAAGACCTTTGAAGAAACTCCTATCTTGGAAACCTGGAGTAAATTGTGTTTTTAATTTTGTGAAGAATTGCTGAAGAAACAGAACGTTCAGGTTCTGAACTTTAGTTCCTGTAGTGTGCTCATCTATCTCTGTTTGTGAGAATGTAAGTTCATCAGGAGAACCTGTGGTAACATAGGTCGTGATGCCACTGAATCCTCTACTACAGTTCTGAAATACGGTATCAGTCTTCGATTCGTAGAATATAATCTCATTATCGATCTTGATTACACCATTTGTCTCAGAAAATCCAAGTGTGGATTTTACAGTTACGTCAGTCTCAACATAATCTAGATCCTCGTCAAGAGTTGTCTCAGTTACTAGATTACAAAGTTCCTCTACTTTTACATATTGATCGATATTATTGATGATATCAACAGGACCACCTTGATGCTCCTGAGAAACGTAGTATTGCTCAAGAAAATCTGTTAGAAGAGGAAAGTCCTCTCTAACATACCTAGGAATTTGACTGGATACAATTTCCTGAAACTTGACTCTATCTACTGCCATTTTATATCTGTATTAGTAGGAGGAACTGCTAGATGATGGTGAGGACATGGTGTAAGGACTTCCACCACCTGTAGTAGGTGTTGATGGTGTTGTACCACTGGGAGTGGTTGAGGTGGTGCCAGAGACCGTTTGAGTGGTGTCTAAGCTACCGGATATAATTGCGGTACCTCTTACCAGTTTGTTAACCCCATAACTTGAGGACACAATGTAATTGGTTCCTGAAATGTCATTCCCTGAGGAAATGTTGTCAGCAATTACGTCAACTGTTGTATTATTTACATCCAATTGTAGGTAGAGATCTTGGAGACCAATCACATCATTGGAGAGTGGATTTGCAGAAACTTCAATAAGAGGAGCGTTTCTATTAACTACTGTAGAAATGATATTAATAGGATTTAGTTTGATTTCACCTTTCTTGTAATCGATGATACCAATATTCTGTTTAACGATAATTGGTTCAGTTGATGAGTTTAACTTGAACAGGAAGATAGTTCCTTTATCAAGGTTGCCAGATGGCTTATCACCCATATACACAGTTCCACTGATACCACTTACAGTAAATCCCGTTGATCTAATATTGTATCCAAGTAGATTACCTTGGAAGACAGCTGAGTGACCGTGGTTTTTGACGTGGAACTGATTACCAAAGCACAACTCATACTCAGCGAACTGATTGAGTTTTACTGACATATCTCTTCTCATCTGAACGTTTGTTATATTGGAACAAACCGATTCGTGACTACTATCAACAATTTTTTGGAATTTGGAATATTTGAATCTAGCACCAAATTGATTCAAGTCAGAAGAGTCAGCATAGTTAGCAATATTATTGAATACCACACTCTGAACGAAAGATGGTGATGGAGCTTGATTTGAATTGTAGTATGTTTCACAATCAGCTTCAACATATAAGTACTTCAAATCAATAATTTCTGCCCTAATACCGGCAACAGAGTATTTTTTGACTTGTTGCTGTAGATTCTGTTTGACACCACTTGATAAGAACACACCGTTGAATGGTTTGATACTTACAAAAACCTTTCCAAATTGTGGAGGTGTTAAGTCTTCACCACCAAAAGCAGAAACTGATTCAGCTTCTGGATAAATCTGTGGAATCAATGCCTCATAGTCGGAAGCTGTTACAGCTCTATTCTGTGATGCATAAATCTGTGGCGCGTATTTCTTGACCGATTCAACAGATTCAATTTCTTTACCACCACCCGAAGCTTCTTCAGTTGCGATGACTGAAACACCTGAACTAATTGTCGCTCCGTTATTATCTACTAAATTACCAATGAATGAAAAATTGGCTATATTATTTGCTTCGGGCCCATTACATGTAATATAACTTGCTTCAATAAAATTACTATTTTCAAGTTTGACACCAAAAATTCCATCACCAAAAAGAAGTTCGTATCTTTCTTGACTAATTTCTTGAAGAAAATATGCTCTAGTGTCTTTAGTTACATCAAAAAGACTTTCAAACATATCAAATTTTCTTGATACGGTAGATCCTGCAGTATCTCTTACAATTACAGAGATGAGATCCGTATCAATACCAGAGTTTGGTAAGATGAACTTTTGATTGGGGTTATTACTATCTTCAGTAAATGTCTGTTTAATATATGTTCCTTCGTAAATTTTGATATTACTGAACGTTGCAGTTCCATCTGATTTTACAGGAGCTGTAATATCATTAGGAATTGAGAAAATAAAATTACGAGTTCTATTAACACCGGTTGATCTTGATGTGGTTACAGCACCAGCTTTAAGAACTACAGAAACAGCACTAGTATTACTGACATCTACATCAAAGGTAATTCTTGCACACGCAGATTTTCTTGACCTCGGAACATACCCAATATTACGCGCCAGAGACACCACGTTCTCCCTGAGCGTGGCCGAATCGATGAATACCTCATTAGATACCATATTGGCATTATATGAGGTAATATAAGTGTTATATGCTAAAGTGTCGATGATTGTGGTCAGGTTTGACCCCTCAAAATCATAATCAGTGAAATTTGAGTTAGCACGAAGATAGTCCTTAATGGACTCCTTTACCTGATCAAAATCTAAGTTACTAAAATTGACTAACGGCATTTACCTAGTGGGTTGTAATGCAAAGGTTAATTGTTGTGGTAAAACGTCGATACCGACAATATCATATCGAATTACACAATCAAATTGATTATTATCAATATTTGCAGTTACCTCAACATCAGTTAAGTTAACTCTAGGTTCAAAGTTATTGACAGTGTATTCAATCTCGGACTTAATTGAACTTGCGGTCAATAAGTCCATATTTTCAAATAACAAAGCAGTTACGTTACTTCCAAGAGTAGGTGCGAAGGGTTTTTCACCAGGAACAGTGAAAATAAGATTACGTATAGAACGAGCAATTGCATTCTCATTCTTCAGGATAATCACATCTGAATTGATGGGATTAACCTGGAATGTAGCACTTACGTCTTTAAAACCCCGACTGACTCTTTGGACAGGCACTTAATTATTATACAACAATTCTCAAGTATTTAGACGGCAAATGAAAATTATTCAGTCAACATCTCAGTAGTATCTTCGTTCTCCCAGAAGTCCTTCCAATCCGCCTCACTAGCCTCGTAGAAACCATCCTCACGAACCTTTTTCTTGTTCTTGGGTGTTTTCTGGTCGTTAGTAATTTCTCTCAAAAAGTTTTGGTTATCCATATCCTTTTTGATTATTTATTGTGGATCGGTGTATCTTCCCTCTTGAGAATGATAGGTATCGATATCTTCACTCATTGAGTTAAAGTAATTAATATCTTCTCTTTCCTCTTCCTCAGTCCTATATGCCCACTCATCAGTGTGTCCTACAGACCACCACTTAGGTTCTACCTCTACAGCATAGTTCTGTGTACAAACCTTGAAATCAGGTTGTTTGAGGTTATCATTATTAATCAAACTATTATCCAGGAACACAGTCCTATTATTAGGTTGTGCCGCAAATTGTCCATTATCCAATGCAATCACATTGAAAGTCTTATGTTCAGGATCATGTTCAGAGAAGTTCACGTCCAGAATCGAACAATCAGGATGTGCTGTATCAATAGTGAATTCATACTCACCAGGATGCATCTTCTTATCCTTACCAAAGAATTGACATCTACCAAGAATAGGTTTCTCTACAACGGTAATGTTATAGTCAAAACAATCCCACAGTTCCAATACATCCAAAGGTAGTTGATCATTCCAATCAATGTCCTTCTTCCACACAAAAGCAGACAGTGGAAGTTTATCATAAAGGGCACCATACTCTGTCAGGAGTGTTTCAAAGTATAGTGCCTTTGCCTGAATACTCCTTACAGAGATCCAGATACCAGGTGTCAGTTCTCCATGACCCTTCTCCAGGTCATAGAGATATTCTTTCTTGACCCAGACCTGTCTGGGGGGTAGTGGATGAACTAAGTATGCCATATTATCGTCCCTGTCCTCTGTAACGCTTTCTCTTGGGTCTACTTGATGTTGCCGCTAGTTTAGTATGCTTACCCATTCCCTGTCGAGTCTTCTTCGGTTGAGATTCGATCATAGTGTCCCCTGAGAGGGATTTCTTTACCTTCGCCATTTACTGGTTCTCCTAAACGTTTACATTTTTCACATTCGGGTCCATTACAACCCCAACCACCATGACAGTAGTCACATCCTTTACCACCACATTCATTACAAACGTAGTGGTATTCCTTTGAGATATACTTAGATAACACGCATCTTCTCATGACCGACACGAATACGTGGGTCACACCAGATATCAAATCCAGACTCAATCGCGTCCAAACAGAACGATACGTCCTCACCACACATATCCTGAACCGCACCAGATTCAAAGACTTGCATCTTCGGTGCAAACCAAGGATACTTCATACCTTCGTTCTCGAAGACACCCTTTTGAATCATCACCCAACCGAATCCAGTGTAGTCAACAGTGAAAGGCTTCTTGCGCTTACTGATACCATCAACCATCTCATGATTCATCACTCCACCATTATTCCTGAAGTCATCTTCCTCAAGCCAATGTGCAACAGAGGTTGTCCGCCCATCTTCTGTACTATACCATCCTGCGACAATCTGCTTCTCTTCTCCTTCAGAGTTTATCGCGAGGTCGCACAGCTGCCAGAACTTCTCAGTATTAAAAACAATATCAGAGTCAATCCACAACTGATAGTCATACTGAAGTTTTCCATCCCAAGGTACCTGGTCAGGCCCTCTCAAGACATTTGCGCCGAGACACTTACACCGTGCGAAGTTCACCATGCTTGAGTAATCCTGACTAATCTGAATACTCATCTGGTTTTGTACGAGGTCGAAGCACAACTGTACGAAGTTCTTCATGAATGTATATGAACATCCTCTTCCAGGAAGACAAAATACAATTGCCTTTCCCCTCATTCTTTCTTTGATTGCTTCAATGTCCCATTCAGGCCCTTCTGCCTTTTTCTTGGGAGTCGAAGCTTTAACTGTAAAACCTTTAGCCATGAATTAGAATCACTCCATTTCATTCATTATTATAACAAGTATGTATGCCTAAGTCAAGGGTTTGTGAGTACTTGACTAGTTACTGATATCCTCTCGTTTTTCTAGTGGTAACACTACCTCGTATGAGAGATCATCAGTTGTGTAGTCAGTCTTCACCAGGCCTACGAGATTCTGTAAGGTAATCCAACTACTCCGAAAGTTCTCTTCTGTCAAACTATGGAGAACACACTCTCCCTTTAAGTAAATGTGATATACCTTTGAAACACTCATAGGGCCCGAACCTCACAGGGGGATTTTTTTATATAGAAATTTTTTTTATCTCGCAATTTCTCTTGGCCGTTTGGGGACCTTTGTAGGTTAGGGACTTATGCGTTTTTTATAAGGGGGGGGCCATT